GCTGGTCCTACGCCGAGATCGGCGCCGAGCTCGACGTTGCGGCCGACTCCGTTCGCACCATCGTCTACCGCGCCCGCCAGCGCGCCGGCATCCGTGTCCGGCCGTACCGTGACTGAGCCGGAGCCGCGCCCCTTTACGTGGGGAACTGGCGGGCTTGCCGATGACGACGGAGCGGTCTGGTTTCTGTGCGATCCCTACCCTCGCACGTGGTACCGATGGGAGGGGGAGAGGTTGCTTCGTCCCGACACCGAGACCGACTGGCGCCTGCGCGCGAAGTACGAAGCGGGAACGGGGATCTAGACTGACCACGACACAACTCCTCGGGGGAGGTGAAGAGATGAAGAGCAACTTCAAGAAGATCGCAGCGGCTGGAGCCCTGGCGCTGGCGCTGTCGGCCGGTCTGGTCGGCGCGAGCACCGTCGACGACGGAGCGGCCGACGGCCTGCGCAAGGTCCAGAAGGCTGGCAACGAGCTTTCCAGCGGCCTGGCCAACGGCCTGCGCGCCAACGGTCTCTAGGAAGCAAGCGACCCCGCACCAGGGAGACGGCTGGTGCGGGGTCGTTGCGTTTTCTGCACCATGGGGAGAGCGCAGAAACTCAGAGGCCGTTGGCGCGTCCCTCGGCGTCGGGTTTCGGCAGCTGTACGGCCGGCTGTACGACCTCGGTGTCCCCGAAGGATGGGCCGCTCTTGCTGACCGCGTTGCCCGCCAGCGACGTCAGGACCGACAGCAGCGCGCCGCCGAGGGCGAAGCCCGCCACGCGCAGCCAGTCGACGGCGAAGGCGTTGACCTGCAGTGACTCGTAGGCGTCGCCGACGAGGACGAGGAGCGCAGCCTGCGCAGCTGTCCGCAGGGCTCGCTCGGCCGTGGCTTTCCAGAATTCGGCGGTCCAGATGTTCGACATGGTCAGTACTCCTCGATGGGTGTGCAGAGAATCGTGCGGCCGGGCGTGTCGTTGCCCACGCGGGAGACGGAATAGACCCAGCCTCGCTTGACCATGGCGCCTTCGGCTTCGTCGCCCCAGGGCGACGTGTCCCACTTCCGCAGCAGCTTGCCGCTGAAGTCGTAGGAGCGCATCTCGCTGGCGCCTTTGGTCTTGGCGTCACGGTGGATGTAGACGCGGTCCTTGGCCACTGTGTGGCCCTGGAAGCGAACCAGCCAGGTCGGGACCTTGAAGTCGAAGACCTTGGTGGCCTTGTTCTGTCGGGCGTCGCTGAGCTTGTAGCCCCGGTAGTTGTTGCCGACCCTGACGCAGAGGAGGTCGGCTGCCTGGTCGACACTGATGTCCCCCTTGGGGATCTTCGACACCGCAGTGAAGGGCACGTCAGCGCCGCCGATGTTGTAGGTCATGAAGCCGCTGCTGCCGAGTTTGGCGTGGCCCAGCCAGAGGCGTGCGCCGCCTTTGAACGGGTCGGCGCCGACGCTCGAGCCATGGCCGGCCTCGAGGATGTCGGAGTGTCCTCCGACGTAGGTACCGTCAGCGTGGTGGCGTCGGATGACGACGGTCTGCTCGGTCCGGCCGGTGACGTCGTCGGCCTGGTGGACGAAGTAGCAGTCGTTGACCGGATCCCAGAGGACGCCTTGGATCAGGGTACGGCCGGCTGGACTGTCGTCCCAGTCTCGCAGCGCCAGGGTGATCCGTTCAGGCTTGGTCACGGGCTTGGGTGGGGTCGGCTTGGGCGGGACTTCCTTCGGCACAATGAGGATCTGGCCGGCTCGGATCTTGTTGGGGTCGACGCCAGGATTCAGCGCCGCAATGGTCTGCCACGAGACACCGATGCGGCTGGCGATGGCGCTGAGGCTGTCGCCACGCTGGACTGTGTAGGTCGGCAGCTTGGGCACCGGTGGCGGAGGGTCGACGGGAGCGACAGGCTTCCCGCTGGCCGACCACCCGAGCGCCCCGGCGGGAAGACCGGCGATGACTTCGGCTAGGCCGAGCATGTCGTTGTCGTCTTCGACGCGGTCGCGGAAGACGGAGACGTGGACGTGCCAGAGGTGGGAGGAGTCAGAGAAGCCGGAGGAGACCCAGCCAGTCGAGCTCCTCGAGCCGGAGCCGCTGGCGTAGCGGTTGTAGCCCTGGACGTTCCTGCCGTCCGTGGTGCCGATGAACTCCCGGATGCACTCGATCCGGTCGTCGTACTCGCCGTCGACGGGAGTGCAGGCCTTGCGCAGCCGGTTGGTGACGGTCTTCATCTCGGCGTCGCTGAGGGTGATGTCGATGCCGGCCGCGTTCTTCGCGTTACCGCGCTGGTCTGCGGGAGCCTGAATCGAGTAGTCGCTGGATCGACCCTGCTTCAAGAGGTCCTCACGGCTGGTGTGGTAGCCAGGGCTGCCCGAGTTGGCGATGCCGCCCCGCCGGTCGCTGTTCAGGTAGGGCCCGATGTGGTCGTAGACGCGGCTTAGCGCGCGTGGGACGAGGGTGGCCATGTGTCTCCTAGGCTTGTTGTCGACATTCTAGAGGACGTCTAGTCGCCTCTGAGCTCGGTTGGCTTGTCGGAGTGGCGACGTGGCCACCAGGAGGGCTTGGCGATGGCGTGCTCGTGCAAGTAGATCTCGATGCGGTCCAAGAGTTCGTTGATCTTGCGGTCGTGCCGCTTCTCCCGCTCTTTCAGCTCGGCGCGGAGTTCTGCTATCCGGTACTCGAACTCGGATTTGTCTGCCGTCCTCGCGTTGCGTGTCTCCTCGAGCAGCGAGCGCAGGGAGGCGATGTCGATGGCCATTCGCTCCGCTTCGCTCTTCGGCTGGCTGGCGTTGAGCGTGCGTCGGTTCTGGAGGAAGCCGATCACTGCCACCACTAGCGCTACGAGACCCGGGCCGCCGACCAGGACTGACAGGGTCTCCGGGCTCATGGCCCGGAGTCTGACGCGCGTCGCCTGATGTAGATCTGAAACTGGATGACGCGCGCGACCGCTCCGGCCGCGATACCGAAGGACAGCAGAATAGGCACGCGGCCGGCGTTCCAGCCTGATGCGTCCCACACTGCCACCCCGTAGAAGGTCAGCCCGACGCCGAGGAACCACATAGCGGCCTGCTGGATGAGCAGACCAGTGTCTCGGCCCCTCCAGGCTATGCCCCCCATGACCCCGACCGCACCCGCCACGATGAGCGCCGCCGAAAGCTGCCCGAAGGGGGTGGGCACTTTCGCCAGCGATCCCGGCAGTGGCTCGACGCCGAGCATGACGGGGATGAGTCCATAGGCGAGGAACGCGCAGAGGGCGAACTCGAGCGGGTTTCGCTCCGGCCGCTGACCACCTCGAAGGGAGTGGGTCATACGGCCTTCCTCGACTCGTCGTAGGGGATCAGCACCGCTGCCAGGATACAGATGAGGAAGTAGGCCGGCCCCCCCGTCGTCCCGGCTGTCGTCACCATGCTGGTTGCGTACTGTGCTCCGACTGAGAAGCCGAGAGACCATATGCTGATACCTGCAAGTGCTATGCATTTCAGCCTCCACATGGTGAGAAGGGAGGCTGACCCCAGCAGCAGCCCGAAGATGATGAGCGCCCAGCCCCACGAGGCTGGCGCTCCTGGCGCCTGTCTGAGAAACGTATAGCCTGGCCCGCCCCAGCGAGCCGCTCCCCCTAGGATGATTCCCGATCCTTGCCATAGGGAATACCCGACGAATACCCAGATGGCAAACCGGCCCGAGACTGTTGCAGGTGTTGTCCACTTCGGTGCGGACGTGGTTGGATTCACGGTAGCCCCCTAGCCTGACACTAGTCAGACGCCCCCGCGTGGACGCCTATTAGGCACACTACCGGAATTATTCAATCCTTCGGCCAGCATCCTGAGCCGATCCAGAGGTTTGACAGCGGTCACCTAGAGGAGTAGAGTCGTTGACATGAACCTACTGAAGCGCCTCATCATCCTGCTTGCCCTCACCCTCGCGACTGGGACAGCTGTCACCTTCGTCGCACCCGACACCGCGTCTGCGTCAACGGCTGGCTGCCAGTTCCGTCAGGCCGGCTCAGCGCGGCCCATCGTCAAGTCGAAGCGGTCGACCTACCGCAAGGCGAAGCAGTGGATCTATGGCGACTCGATCACCTGGCAGAGCTACCGCAACCTCACTAAGACGCTGCCTGGACGTCAAGCAGTAGACGCTGTCTGGGGACGAAACACAGCCAGCGCGGTCAACGCTCTCGCTCGCGACGTCCGTCGCAACCGCAAGCACCTGCCGAAGGTGGTCGTGATGGCGGTCGGCACCAACGACAAGCAGGACGTGGCAAACTTCCGTCGTCAGGTAGTTCGAGCTCGCGGACTGCTGCCCAAGTCGGTGCGGCTGGTGTGGGTCAATGCCTACTTCGAGCCGGCGACGTCCTACAACCAACTAGGCCAGGCGCTGCAGTCAGTGCGCGGTGTCGGCGTGGTCTCCTGGGCTGCTGTGAACCGCGCCCATCGCGTCGACGGACACAGCACCCTTCTCTACGACGGGGTGCATGTAACCCTGATGGGCTGCGTCCTCCGCAACCAAGCCATCAAGCGGGCTCTCCGCTGATCTGCCGTTACGCGAACCCTTTACGACGAGATGTTGAACCGCTCCGCCTGTGCGTCCCAGGTGAAGCGGACCTCGTGGGCTCCGTCACCGTTGCCGGGAAAGTTCATCGTCACCTGCTGTAGGACGACGTCGACCCCGCTGGCCGTGGTCTGCCAGGTGTGAAGCGCGTCCACTGCGGTCTGCAGGAGTTCGGTCTGGTCGTCGGAGAATGGCATGGCTAGCTCGTCCCGTCGTAGGTGAAGATGAGTTGGACCTTGGTTCCATAGCCGAAGACGGTGCCCTGCCCCCCAGTCTCGGACGCTTCTGGCTCCCCCAGAAAGGCTACCCCCTTCCGTGATCCAGCCTTGAACTGGTTGAAGACGCCCGTTCCGATGGAGTCCGTGTAGGCGACTCCTGGCACAGCGTTGTCCCGAGTCGCGCTGAGTAGCGTCAGTCCGTAGGTCGCGGCGTTGTTGTGCGCGTGGTCTGTGATGCCGCTCGAGGCTGTCGAGGCTGCGTTCGCCGATGTGTGGTTGTGGGTGGCGAGCCTGACGTCGAGGCCGGCTGACGTCTGCCGCGTCCTCGCCCACCAGCGGACGTGACAGTACGCGGGGTTCGTTACGTTCGCCAACTCAGCCACTATCGCGGCCGAGTCGAAGCCGACAAAGCCGCAATAGTCATCCGCCCCGCCCAGGGCTAGGGTCGTGTTCACTAGCGGCTTGCCGTAGATGTCGAGACCGAAGGACCACGTCGAGTAGAACGTCTTCACGAAACGCTTGATGCCGCCGCCCGTGAGGGTGATGGCGCTGTCCTCGCGCACGCCTGACGGACCATCGTCATACAGGGACAGAAGCGGCCGAGCGGCGTCCGTTCCCAGCGCATAGATGCTATAGGTCCCCGCGCCGGCGAGGACATCGGCACACACTCCGATCTTGAGCGGGCCGGTGGTTGTGATGTCAACTTCCGCTTCAGGCTTGACGACTCCGAGGTTGGTGGCGATATAGGAATTGCTGTTGAATGCGGTGTCCATCAGCGGGCTGGCCGCTGTGGGCGTGCTGCCATCCAGGGTGTAGACGAAATAGAAGAAGATGCGGTCAGTAAGCGCCAGCGTGCCCGTCCCGTTGAGCAACATTTGCGCCGATACGCGATAGGTCCGACCGCCCTGCACTGTTCCACAGTTCAGTTCGAAGATTTTGGTTGCAGTCGTGGTGACCGCGATGTTCGCACCCTGCACGGGAAGTCTCGCAGACAGGATCTTCCCGATGGATGTTGCGCCCAGCTGCTCAGCGAGGTCGGCGCCTGCGAGGTTGATCGAGTCCACGGTGATGCCGGCAGCGTTGACCTGGCCGATGGCGTTGAGGTCCTGGACCTGCGCCACGGCTTCCGACAGCCCGATACCCACCTCACCCTCGACGTAGTCAAGGGACTGCTGCGTCAGCTGCTCGGCGACGATATCGCCAACCACGAGTTCATAGGTGCCGCGCTGGACGATGGTCACGGTCTCGGCGTTGGTTTCGTCCCTGGTGCCGTCGGGGAGCTTGTCGAGGAGGGAGTGGGGGACGGTGACCGGCACGGAGTCGCCACCCTCCTCGCCGATGTCGACGAAGGCTGTCTTCACCGGGGTCGGAGGGTAGACCGTGATGGGGTCCTGGTCAGCGACGGCGACAGCGAGGCCGGTGGCGAGGGTGAGGGTGTTGGCGTCGACGTCGGTCGCGGTGTAGACGAGGACCTCGGTGCCCACTGTGATGAAGCCGCCGGTCTCGTCGAACGTCGAGGCGTCGGAGACGTAGAGGGTTGTCGCCGCTATGGCTGCGTCGGCCGTGGCCGGCTCGGCGAGGTTGCGTGTCTCGACTGACAGGACCTTCCCGTACATGGTCACCCTCGAATCCTCCCCTTGTTCGCCGCGCGCCTCGACAGGTAGCCGATGTTGCTCACCGGTGACCGGAGCGGGATGGTCATCTGGGTGACCCTGGCCAGGAGTGAGAAGTCGTCGGTCTTCAGAGTGTAGAGGTCCAGCGGCTCCAGGTGTGGCGCCACGAGGGTATCGAACTTGACGTCCACGGCCTGCAAGGCCAGTGCGTTGACCTTGGCCGTGGCAAGGGCTCGGGCTTGCGCTGCCGTCTTCATGTTGTCGTCGTCGACGACCTCGAGGAGGACGCGCGAGACGCCGTTGCGACCCATGGCGATGTGGTTCATTGGGTGCGTCCTGGGTAGCCCTACCTGAACGGTGATCGGCAGCTTCTTGCCTTTCGGGATCGCACCCTTGACCCTGACCATGTTGCGCACTGCTGAGATGTCGTACTCGATGGTCGGCGGTGTGGTGACGGTGCCGCCGACACCGGTGGAGAAGGTGTAGGTGGACGTGCGTGGCAGCGCGCGCATCACGAGGACGCCACGCCCGTCGTAGAACAACTGGGTGGTGGAGAATGAGCCGTTGACGGACTTGGCCAGCGTCCAGAGGTTCGTATCCCCCGTCACCGTGACCGGGCCCGTGGTCGTCGCAGAGTAGTCGGGGATGCTGAACTTGGTCTCGCCGCCGAAACTGCCGATCAGGGTACGGACCAGGGTCGACCGCTTCACTCCCTTGTTGAAGACGCGGGCCACGGGGGAGACGGCCGGCGGGACGAGAAGCGACTCCTTGCCCTGCGCCTCAAGGTTGATCTTCTCGACGGTCCTGGTCATCTTGGTGATCGGTCCGCAGAAGATCGGGACGTCGACCCACCGGGGGAGGAGTTCGGACTTGACGGAGTAGACCACCCGGATCATGCGGTCATAGAAGAGCGCCCCGTCGGCCGGTGCCGTGCTGTCCAGCTTCAGGGTGTTCTCGGGGTCGTAGAGCTCGAGCGCCAGCGTACGGGTCACCTCAGCCTCGGCGTCGATGCTGACCTGGCCGTCTAGGAGCTTGCTGCTCAGGTCGGCGAGGTAGACGTGGTTCAGCGTCAGCAGCTGGACGGTGACCATGACCGAATGGTGGGTGGCGAGTGACTGGTTGAACAGCTTCAGGTCAGCGCTGTTGAGGCCCAGGCTGATCACTAGAGGCTCGGGACGTAGTCGAGGGTCCCGACCTGGTAGAAGTCGAAGCCGACGGAGAAGGACAGTTGAGCGTTGCCGCGTGGCGCGATGCTCACGTTTCGGATGACGCATCGGATCGTCCGGTCGCCGAACGTCAACCAGCACCGCTGCCCGGGCTTGGCCTTGATGTTCAGCAGCTTGTCTCGCCACTGCTGCGCCGTGGTGGACAGCCCGACCACACCACCATGCAGCTCGCCGGTGATTCTGCCTTCGATCCCCCGCAGCGACTGGGTGACGAGGACGATCTCGGACCCGCCGACCACCTCGACAGGCTCGGAGGATTCGCCGTAGGTGAAGTCGCGGTCTGGCTTGCCGGTGATCATGACCTCGTTGACGCGGTCACTGTCAGCCAGCCAGATCCCCCGCGACGTCATCGTGGTCGAGGTCGTCGCGTTGGAGGCGCTGGCCTTGCTGTTGACGATGGCCTGGACTTCGTAGAGGAGGGTGGTCTGCGGGGGCGCCGACTTGTCGGTCCACGAGTAGGCCGTGCCGGAGACGAAGACGTCGCCGGGGAGGATGCCGGAGGCGATCACCTGACGGTTGCGGAGGATGCTGAACGAGTCGGGCGCTGTGGTTCGCTGCCACGTCAGCGCAACTCGGGGGTAGGGGAAGACGGCTGTGGCCGCCAGCGCTGTCGTAGCGGTCACTGTGGCCGTGGGAACGTACGTGAACGACCGGGTGACCTCGGTGTATGCGGGGTCGCTGGGGATGGTCTCGCGGGCTTTCGCGTCCCAGACCCGCAGGGTGGCGACGTAGGTGCTGTCGGGGGAGTTGATGACGCCGGCCGGTGGGGTGACGGTGGTGACCGTCGAGGTGATCTTGCCTGTGGTCCACTGCTTGGCCTGGCCGCCGGTCGTGGTCTCGACGATGGTCAATTGGTAGGATGTCTGGGTTTCTCCCGTGAACGTCCAGGTGAAGGGCGGCGTCGAGTCCTCGACGGTCGGCGTTCCGCTGGATGGTGCGGTGAGGGTCAGCGTGCCCTTGGTGTCGCGGGTGAAGGAGTCGCCGTCCGACCACTCCGACCAGAGGCCCGCCATGTCCCGCACTCTGGCGCGCCAGTAGACGACCTGGCCGTCGGTCATGGCGGCGAAGGCTGTCGTGCTGAGGTCGAGCTCGGGAGTGGACGAGGCCACGGTGCCGCTGTCGAACGTCGGCGAGGTCCATACGTTCGTGGCGTTGGCCTGGACCTGGATGGACTGCATCTCGGTCGCGCCGCTGACGTCGACGTAGGAGCAGCGGACGATGGGCTTCGTTCCCGAGATGGCCCGACCACCACCGGGGGCGAGCCCGACGGGCTTCGCCGGGGCGTCCGACCAGGTGACCTCGAGCCGTGGCCGGTAGGTGACTGCGCTGTTGTTCGCCTCGTAGAAGTTGAGCGCCAGCGCTGTCGTGGTCGAGACCTCGAAGCCGTACCAGAGGTCGCCGAGGCTGACGGACTGCATCGCAGCGGTGACGTCGAAGGACCACTCGACGCCACCCGCCAGCGGTCCGGTCTTCGACAGGCTGTAGGTGCCCGAGTAGTAGGTGGTCGGCCGCGTCGTCCAGGTGATCTTGGAGAAGGAGACGGGCGTCTTGATCCGCTTCACGTCGGCTGAGATGGTGCCCGACTGCGAGTTGACGGTGTTGTAGAGGACCAGCTTCGCATCGGTGATCGTCGCGCCCAGCGGAAACGGCCGGGTGAAGTAGACGAGGACGCGGGTCTCGCCAGCCGTGCCGGCTGCCTTGCGGACGAAGACGGAGGTCGCGTAGTCGTAGTTGCTGGTCGGGAACTGGCCGTTGACCATCGTCATCAGCGCGTTGGTCAGGATGCTGGTCCCCATCAGTGCATCCTTCCGATGCTGGCGGCGTACTCGTCGCGGCCTTCGACGATCTCCGTCACGATCCGCCGGACTCCGAGGTCACCCATATCGATGTTCAGGATAAGGGGTCGGCTGCCGCTGGACGTTGCCGCTTTCGCTGCCTTGCCGTCGATGGTGCCGCCTCCCGCTAGGCCGACCAGGCCGAACCGCTGGCCGGGGTTGGCGTTGATCTGCTTGATGATGTCGCGGTTGAGGGCGCTCGAGCGGGCGTTGACCACTTCCTCAGTCGCCGAGACCCAGGCGATCTGTTGCCCGGTGGCGCGGTCCAGCGCGGCGATGTTGTCTTCACGTGGGCCGCCCACGCCCCGCACCGTGCCGCCTCCGTAGTGGCCGGGGAGGCCTAGCGTGCCGCCATCGGCCTTCGTCACGCCTCCGGCGGTGCTCTTCCGCGTCACGACCCTGACTGTCACGGTCTTCGACTGCACGCTGTTGATGGAGCCGCGCAACGCGTCGACGGCACCCTTGCCGCTGGCGCTGGCGGAGACGCTGACCTTCCTGCTCTTCAGGTCCTTGATGGCGTTGTCGAGAGCGTTGACGGCTGGCTTGCCGGCGGCCTTGGCCTCGGCGCGGACACCCTTCGACTTCAGCTTCTTCAGCGCGCCGTCGATCTCCTTGACGGTGTTGACACCCTTGCCGGTCGCCTTGGCGATGACGCTCTTGCTCTTCACCTTGGCGATCTCGATGCGGGCTTCCTTCGCGCCCTTCGTGTTGGCGATGGTGACGATCCGGGCGCGCTGCTCCTTCGGGATGCCCTTGAGCTCTCGGTTCAGCGACTTCGCTTCGCGGGCCGAGACTTTCGCGCCGCTGACCACGATCTGAGAGGTAACCTCTGTCGGCAGAACGAACAGCTCGTCAGCGAGCTCCTTGGCCTTGTCGCGGTTCTTTCCCATGGCCACGGCCGTGTCGATCCAGGACTTCTTCGCCTTCTCGTTGAGCGCGGCGATAGACCCGATGCCCTTGTTCTGGTCGTTCATGGCTGCAGTCTGCTGGTTGGTCGTGGCGACCAGTCGGTCCAGCTCGGTCTGGTTGGCCCTGCCTGCGTCGGTCGAGATGTTGAGGTTCTCGCCGTTCTTCTTCGCCGCAGCGGCAGCGGAGTCCATCGCAGCCTCGACGGCGATGGCGCCACCGGACAGCTGCAAGGCGGCGTTAGCGGCTGCGTAGATCTCGGCGTTCATCGTGGCGAGTTCGTCGGCGGTGTAGCCGGCCGCCTCGCCCATTGCGCCGACACCGCTGCCGCCGTTCTTGAAGGCGATCTCGGAGGCCCGCAGGGATGAGGCTGCAGCGCCGCCGGCGCCGGCCGCCTCGTTGAGCGCCTTCGAGTATTCGGGCAGGAACTGCGCGGCCTTCTGGACAGCCGTTGCCGCCTGCTCGGTCTGGCCGCTGGCGACCATCCCGACGAGGGCCTTGTCGAGGTTGCCGACTTCCTCGCTGGCCCGCTCGATGGCCTGGGTTCCGGGGGTGAACTTCTCCCGCCATTTCGCTACCTGGCCGCCGAATGTCCCCTGGGTGATCTCCAGACCACGGAGCGCGGACTGCAGATCCTTCGCCGGGGTGACGCCACCGTTGAGCGCAGCCATGAGGTCACCGGCCCAATTGCTGCCAGCGAAGACGTCGTTCAGGTTGCCCTGCCCCGCAGCAATCTCGCCGAGGCTCTTGGAGAGCTCGTCGACCCGCTTCACCGCTGGCTCGAGGGAGTTGAGCAGTGCAGCGCCGGCCGTGAGGGCGACGAAGGCGGCTGCGGCGGGGCCGAGGGCTGCGGTCAGGGTGCCGATCTTTGCCGCTGTGGCGGGCGCTATGGCCCCCAGAGCGACGAGGCCACCGGTGGCCGATGTGACCCCGGCTGTCAACTTGATGAGCGCTCCACCGGCCAGCAGTGACGCGCCAGCGATGGCGGCAGCCTTGAATGCGAACTGCTGGACTGCGGGGTTGAGGCTGTTGAAGGAGTCGATGGTCTCGGTAGCGTCCTGCGCCAGACCACGAAGGAACGACGTGCCGCCCGAGCCGGACTGGATGAAGGCCGAGTCGAGGGCTCCCTTCAGCTGCTCGACGTCACCCTTCAGGTTGTCCATCTTGGTCGCGGCGGTGCGGGCTGCGAAGCCGGACTCGCTGACCGCGTCCGACCACTTCTGCACGCCGGCCGCGCCCTCTTCGTAGAGGATCGTAGCTGCCGTGACCTGGTTGCGGCCGAAGATGGCGGCGAGGGCTGCGTCGCGCTGCGCCCTGGTCAGCCCGCCGAGACGCTTCTGGAGTTCGCCGGCCGCACCTTCGAGCCCGATGAAGTTGCCCTGCGCGTCGCGGACGTTGATGCCGTACTTCTCGATGGCCTTCGCCCCTGCGCCTACGGGCGCTGTGAGGCCTAGGAAGATGCCACGTAGGGCCGTGCCTGCCTGGCTGCCGAGGATGCCCTGGTTGGCGAATTCAGCGAGGACGCCGGTGGTTTCCTCGAGGCTGACGCCTGCGGAGGAGGCGAGTGGGCCGACGTACTTCAGCGCCTCGGCGAAGTCGGTGACCTCGCCTTGAGCCTTCCCAGCCGCTGCGGCGAGGAGGTCGGCGACGTGGCTGGCGTCGGTGCCAGGGAGCTTGAACTGCGAGAGGGTGGTGCCCATGATGCCGGCAGCGTCGGCGACACCGAGGGAACCGGCAGCGGCGAGGTCGAGCGCCCCCTTCAGGCCACCGTTGATCGTGTCCGTCACGGACACGTTGGCCTTGATCAACTCGGCCTGAGCGTTGGCCGCCTCGGTCGCGCTGAACGCTGTCGCGGCACCGTACTTGATGGCCTGCTCTCGCAGCTGCCCGATGCTGGCTGACGCTTCCTTGCCGGTGCTGGCGACGTTGGAGACAGCCGAGTCGAACTCGGCGGTGACGTCGACAACCTGCTTCAGCGCGTAGAGGGTGGCCGCACCGCCGACCAGCGCAGCGGTGCCGCCGCTCTTGACTGCTCCCGCACGGTCGCCGCGCTGCAGGGCTGCGGCTCGAGCGGCGGCCTTCTGCTGGGAGGCTAGGGCCCGGTCGCGCAGCCGGTTCTCCGCGATGGCGTCGCGCTGCATCAGGGCCATGCGCTGCGCCGAGGCTCGCTTCGTGGCCGCGATGTTGCGGTCACGGTAACGGTTCTCCGCGATGGCGTCGCGCTGCATCAGCGCCATGCGCTTCGCGGAGGACTGCTGCGCTTCCTTCGTCTGGATGCTGGTCAGCCGCTTCGCCGACGTCTCGGCCGACTTGGTGTCAGCCTCGACCTTGACCTTGACTGGCTTCTGTTTGCCGACACCGGCGGCGACCTTCGCGGCGAAGCCGTCGAGGTTCGGCAGAACGTCATAGAAAACGGTCCCTACGGACGCCATGCCGAACCCCTCTCGTTGTTGTCAGGCTACCGTGATGACGTCGCCGCCCTGGCCGAAGTCGCCCTGGATCACGTTGGCGAACGTGCTGCCGTGCTCCGGCATCTCTGGAGTGTCGTCCTCCACCTCGAAGCCGAGAGACTCGTCCAACTCCTCGAGCGCCTCACCTTCGCGGCCTTCCCTGAGTACCGCATAGGTGGCCGTCAGGACCGACCGCAGCGGCAGACCAGGGAAGAGCTCTAGACCTCCGCGTAGACCGGCCTGCCCGTACTGTCGTCGTATCCCTTGAACTCCTTCGGGGTCCCCGCCGTAGTGGGTGAAGGATCTTCCAGGATGTCCACCGAGGACAAGCCTCCCGTCGATGACGTGGCGCCATCGGTCTGAGAGGTAGTTTCGGAGGAGTCCTGCGACGACTCTAAAGGGAGGCTCGTCTCACCCTTCCAGCACTCGCCCAGCGCGTCCCGAATGACCGGAACGTAGTCGTCGCTGCGACCGTGGGCCAACAGGAACTCATCGAGCCGGTCCCGGTCCTCGTCCAGCACCTGGTCCCGGACCAGGTTGGTCACGGCGACGATGGCGTAGTAGTCGCCTTCGCTGCCGTACGCCTGGTCGAGATGGCGCACCAAGAGGAACTGGTTGGCGTAGCGCTCTGCCTTGAAGGTGGCCGGCTGGCCGTCCCCGAAGTCGAGGACGACCGTCGGCTGATTGCTCTCCGTCATCTGAGTGTCTCCGTCTCAGAATCAGGTGACGATGAGCTTGGACTTCATGATGGACATCCACGGCTTCGCGCCGTTGGCGGGCGGCTCGAGGCTGAAGGTGGCCGGGATGGTCGCCTTGGCCGCGCCCTTCGCCCGGCTGATGGCCATGGCGCCGGTCTGCAGGCAGCGCCGCCAGACCCAGCGCTCGGATGCGTCGTCGGCTTCCCACAGGATGGCGACGCGGGTCTCTGTCGCGCCGAAGGCCAGGGGCTCCAGCTTGTCGATGGCCGTGGCGCCTGTGCCGGAGGCGGTGATGGTCGCGCCGTTGAGGACGGTCTGCAGGTTGCCTGCCAGGATCTCGGCGTAGGCAAACTCGAGGGTCTCCTCGACTCCGGTCTTCACCTTGGCGACGGGGAGGTAGGACTCTGCGACCTCGATGTTCTCGTAGGTGGGAGTCGAGGTGAAGACGTGGCCGTTGTCGGTGTAGCCGGCCCGGATCCAGGCGGCGTTGAGGGCCGTGCTCAGGTCGGTGGGTTCGGTGGATCCCTCGGGGGCGATGTAGAGCTTGCCCGGTCCGTAGTGGACGAAGGTCGGGGATGACGCCGGTACGTAGGGCATGGTTGCCGCTCACTATCTGCCGCTGCTTGCGGCGTGGTCTGCCCTGACGGGCGGTCAAGCCGAACCGGTCGTACGGCTCACCGTGAGTCTAGCCCATGTCGACATATCCATAGGTCGACAAGTTGCGCCATTCTCGCCAGGGAAGTAGAGTTGACGACATGCACCTAGATGTCGAACCTATCCAGTCGGCTCAAGCTTCGGCGCTGGTGGTCGAGCATCACTATCTGCATCGCCGACCACCCATCTCCCGCGCCTACGGGCTCGAGGTCGATGGCGTGACGCTAGGGGTCGTGACGTTCGGGACTCCAGCGTCACGCCATCTGCAGATGTCAGCATGCCCTTCCGACCCATCGAAGGTGATCGAGCTGAATCGGCTGTGGGTGTCCGACGAGATGCCAGCCAACACTGAGTCCTGGTTTGTCTCCCGCGCGCTGGCACTACTGCCGCCGCTGATCGTGGTCAGTTACGCAGACACAACGCAGGGACATCTCGGCTACATCTACCGCGCTCTCAACTTCCGTTATGCGGGGTGGACCGACATGGAGCGCAAGACGCCACGCTTCGACTACATCCCACTTGACCCGACTGCCCACACACGCGAAGCCTTCCGCAGCGGTTACAGCGAGAAGCGCCGCCGCAAGCCGAAGGTGAAGTACTGGACCGTCACGGGTGACAAGCGGCAGCGCCGCGACCTGACGCGGCTGTGTGGCTGGCCGTCGATGAACTGGAAAACCGATCCGCCGCCGACCGCCTAGACGGGGTAGACCACGAGCGTCGCATCCACGACGTACGAGGCCAGCTTCGCCTCATCGTCGGGCAGCCACAGGCTGACGATGGTGTTGGCTTCGGCGCACCAGGTCACCTCGTCGAGCGCGACGCCCTGGATCCGCTGCAGCGCGGTCACGAGCTCGCGCCGGCCGTCGCTGGCTTCCTTCTTCGTCCGGCCCCACACGCGCCAGGAGACGCGGGGGAACTCGATCCCAGCGACGTCGTCAGTCGTCCCGCCGACCAGCGAACAGACAGCCAG